GTCGCATACAAACATTCACATAACACATAAGCATACAGCGAACTAACAAAACATTCATACATTTCATACATTCATGTTGTACTGTAGAGATACGATTTTAAACCCTATTCCTAAAAACTGGGAAAACGCTCCTTATTTAATAGGCTTTTCGTCTTCCCAACGGGATTCTATCTCAGCTAGGCAGTACAACTGCATTCACTCGATAACGACTATTAATCGCCGCTATCGCTTTCACTCAAAACTTAAAGCGGGGTCCTTCAGTACCATCCCACACATGCATATCCAAAGATTGCCATGATGGAGCTCTAAAATCAACACCTCTCTTTAACCAAGCAACTCTAATGGTTCTAACGACCTCATCATAAAAATCAGGTCCTCGAGTATAGGCTAACCTACACGCCATTTCTGAGTTAACCAGGCTTGCACTCCGTTTATCCGCACTTTTCCACACCCAATTAGCCGTATCCGTTATCGATGTAATTTCTAACGGAGCCAACCATTGACCTGCTCTAGTGGGATGACGTTGAAAACCCCGCTTTAAGTAAGTTGCTTCTTCAATAGAACAATACTCCCTTACAACACCCGACTTCAAAGCATCCGTCATCTTGATGTCAAACGTTGCAAATTCCGAGATTAAAGTTCTATTATTAAACCACTCTATAATGTCCTCCTTAACCGATATAATCAAATCATCACCATTAGAGAACATAAGGACAAATTTTGAAAACCAGTACATATCAGCATACTGAGGCGCGTTTGTAGTCGCCAAACACAAATAAATCAACCTGATATATATTGAATTACAAAGCGAATTGATAATTACTGTCCCTGCGTTCCCTGATGGCATACCCGTTGCAAAACGGACAACCATATCTTTAACAACTGTTAAAGGATGCAACATTTCATACATCATAGAGTGGCGAATTTTAGAAGTCTTCTCAACATACGCTTCCTCAAATCCTTGATTAAGTTGGTGGTAAGCATACCAATACTTCTGTAACAAATACACTTTTCTTTGAACACTCATAAGAAGTCGAGGTCCATAGCCTGAATAATCGGCTGTAAGTATATAAGGAGAAAAATCAGTAAGCCTATTCACCAACAACGTCCATTCTTGAC